CAACATATAATGTATTTCCAACATACATATTTTCTATCTTCATATCCTGTCCTACATAAATTTTACCATCAAAATCTTTCCAAGAAAATAAAGCATTAAGACCGTCATTAGAATACCAATTATCTGTTCTCATTTGTAATGCAGTAAGTGAATTTGCTGTTAAATGATTCGCCTCCAAATTCATATCCTGTCCTACATCAATTTTAGAGTCAAAATCGTTCCAAGAAAATAAAGAAGTTATCCCATTATTAGAATACCAATTATTTGTATTTATCTGGTTTGCTGTTAAATCATAAGCACCTAAATCCCAGTCCCCCGTCGCTGTTGAACTCCCGTCGGACTTCCAAAAAAGAGAAGCTGTATCGTCGACATAAGCCTTGTTAACCAAGTCATAGTCCTGGACTGGTGCGTCTCGTTTGATGCTTCGAACGTGGTCGCCAGACTTGTTCGGTAAAATGAAAGTATCGCTTACTGCGTTCTTAGGTGCGTTGGCTCTTTGGGTTTTCGAACTCCCGCTGAGATTGTTAATTATTCTTTGTTCTTTAGTGTATCCCATTACAAAGTCTCCTTAACTTTCGCACTAACCTTAGAACTTTCCTCAGGAACTAAGTTAATAATTCTGTCCTTGTGATAATCGTCCTCATCCACGCCTGTCGAGGATATAACTGGGTAATTCTTAGAAACGACTTTCGTGCCTATTTGTCCTGCATTATCTCCCATCAAAATACATAGAAATTAAACTAAATAAAACTTACGCTGAGACGCTACCCTGTATTACGCCTTGCTCAATTAGAACTGCAATTAGAGAACCCAAAGTATCGGCTGTCAATAAATCATCATTAGCGTCACAATTCAAATTTAAACCTGCTGTGTGATTTGTTACTGTGAAACTTGTTTGTGGATTATCTCTTTGATTTCTTACCATTTTCTTCCTCTTTTATTTCTTCTTTTTCCCCGAGAAGTGCTTTAATTTCTGGGTCGTCTTTATATTTCATAGCTGTCTTAAAATGATTTTCCATATTTGCTTTAGCCCTCTTAGCTAATCCTCTCACTAAAGCTCTCTCTTGGCTGTCGTTACCTTTTGGGTTTTCAACCATCTCGCAAAAGTGCTTATATAATCTTATTGTGTTAGATTTCATTTTAAACGATTGTGTCGGAAATCCAGTAAGCTGCGTTAGGATTTTCAAGCAAACATTCTCCACTCTCCTTACAAACAATCTTATAAGTTCCGGTGACTTCGTCGTAGACTTCGCTCGTCTTCAAAGGCATAAATGACTTCCAAACTGCTGCCGCAGGTGTTAACATTAAAGCCCAGTCAGTTGTGAACAAAGGACTAACTACAACCTTACAGCCTAAAATTTCCATTACGTTTTGTTTAGAAACTTGGTCACTTGCGAAGTTAGGAATACTCGAACCTTTTACGTTTATTAAGTAATTTTTTAAGTGCTTTTCCTCAGCCTGATTAATGCATAAGTAGATTGTGCTTGTGTCGTAGGAGTAGAGTTTTAGGCTCTCTATACCTGCGTTGATGTCTGCGATGGGGTCGCCTGTTGTTGTATCATTCCATCCGTCAGCTGTTGCAGCTGCAGAAGGAACGTTACTTGGGCTTGGAGTTCCTGATATTGTGCATTCTCCAATCACATCATAAATCCTCTGCTCTACCTGCCTTTGTATTGCTCGCACTATGTCTCTAACATGAGCTGCGTAGATGTCTGGGTCGCTGTCTTTCTTATCTTCTTCTGAGATTGATTGTGAGTTTGCTTTGAAAATCTTAACGTAAGAAGTCTGTCTTGTCATAGTTTGGCTAATTACTTCTGGCAAAGAACCCTCAGCTTGATAACCAATTTGTGAAGTTGTAATTCCCTCACTATCAGGAGTATCGATGAAGCCTGCTGTTTTCTTCCACCATCTCATCTCTCTCGCGGAAGTTATAGAATTTCTTATAATGCTTCTTAATGGACTTGGAAATTCCTCAGCGAAGCCAGTAGCTAACTTATTAATGTCTAATCCTCTTATTTCTGCTTGTCCTGTTGTATCTGCCATTTTAAATTATTATGCGTATGCGTTGTTGTTGAAGCCAGGTATTAACTGCATTCTTATAAGGTCGTTCTGAGCGTTACAAGTTTCCAAAGTTCGTCCAACACTTTTTGAGCCAACACAAGTAGCGTCCGCTTCTTTAACTTTATTCGCAGCTCCATCCATCGCCAAAGCCATTCCTAAAGTAGTGATTGCTTCGTTAGCTGTAACTAAAAAAATTCCGCCTGTATAAACTCGGATGTGAGTGTTACCATCATTCGCTATTTTTTCTCCTGCTGCAATTCCTGCGATAATAGCCTCGTCGTTTGCTCCGTGAGTTGTCACAGTATTAGCTCCTGAAAGAATTAAAAAAGCTCCTTTTTCTATTCCTTCGCTGTCATCACAAGCCATAGAAATAGGTGCGTGTGTTTCAACCAATAATACTGCTTCGTTAGCCATACAAAATTAAAAGAAAAAAACTATTTAAATCTTTGTACTAAGGTTACCTTAGTGATTTATTAAAATCTTCTTCAGCTTCCTTAAACTTCTTCTCTGCCATTTCAAGAATAGCCTCGTAGAATTTCAGATTTTCTTTAGTAATTTTCAAGTCCATTTTTTTTGCTTCTATTAAATTCCGCCAGAAAACCATCTCGTCTGAGCCGAACTTAACTCCTAAGTCCTCACTCTTCTCTTGCTTTTTCATTGAGTCCTCCTGACATAACCCGCTTAGAATACTCTGAGGGGGTTTCTTCCTGAACTGGCTTAGGCTCTACTCGCCCGCCCGCAGTCCCCGCCAACTCTCTTTCGGCTTGGAGTTTCTGTTCGTCTGTAAGTATCTTTTCTCGTCTGTCGTTCTCTGCTCTGATTTCGTCCCTAACTTTCTTTGCTTCGTCGACGATAGAGAGTGGCTTCTCGGTCTCAGTCCCTCGCTGGCTATTATCCACAGGATTAGTTTGTTTCGCTTCCTGAGTTGTTTTTTGTTCATCCATTTTTTCCTCCTTTCAATAATATTGATAATTCTCGGATTGCATCTGTGTTTCTCTTTAGCGTATTCTCTAATCTCACAAGAACGTAAAGGGCTATCGTAATCGGAAAGCCCACATTAGATATGAAGGCAATTAGTTCTTCCATCATTCTAAGTCTCCGTATTCTTCTTGATAAAATTGCATTATTTCTTCAGGCGTGGCTGGCTGTCCACTTATTATCGCCTCCTCCAATCTCATTCGTTGTAAGTCTGCGTAACCCCCAGGCATTAAGAAAAGTTCGAAGTCCGAGAGTATGTCTGTCCCATCTTCCATAAACTTATTAAGATTTCCTTGTGTTTCAAGTTGGACTTTCCTATGGGCTTTCTGAACCTGAACAACCTGTGCGTAATACATCTCTAAGGCTTCTTCGGCTTTGCTCGGGTCTTGTTGTGCTATCATTCTTATCTGTCTTAGATTACTTTTCGCAGAACTAAGGACGTCCTGTGCCGCTCCGATTTCTCCTCTTTGCTGTGACTTGATGTTAGATTGCGTCCCGCTCCAAATAGCCGAAATAAAACCCCCTATTCCTCCAATTATCGCTCCAGGGATTGCTCCAATTCCTAAGCCAGCTACTCCACCAGCTAACGCCCCTGCTCCTGCTCCTGCCGCAGTTCTGGAAAGAATACTCGGAATATTTGCAACTCCCGCTGTTAACGCCTGTCCCCAATCTTTCGGGGCTGCTTGTATCGCGGCTAACTCTGTTTCTGAAACTCCCATTTGTCTTAGTTGGGCTATTCTCTGAGCCCTTTCGGCTTGACGTTGTGCCGTTCCTAAAGGCTGAGTTCCTTCGGGGAGTGTAGTCTTCGCCTGATATTTTGTTATAATACTCTTAACCTCGCTCGGCTTCAAAGGAAAAAATGACTTACCCCCGATAGTTACGCCTGTTATCTTCCCGCTTTCGTCAGTGATTACTTCTGGAGTTTTGCTTTCCGCAGTTGCAAAACCCCTTGAAGTTTTTGCTGGTGGAGCAGTCCAATCTGTATTTTTCATATCTTCTTGGATTTGTTCAGCCAAAGGCAGAACACAAGCCCCATTAACCCACTTTCCGCCCCGAGCCTTACATTCCTTTTTTTCTTCTATTTCTCTCCGTTTTCTTTCGGCTTCGTTCGCTCGTCGGATTTCTTCCATATCAGACTCGAAAGAACCTATCTGTCCTATATCTGTTCTCGTTCCTGATTGGTATTCAAATCCATTCGCCATTATTCTCTCTCCATATTCGCAGTTACGTCGTTAGGTTGTATAGCTGTCTGCCCTGTGTTCTTAGCCATTGTTTCCTTCATAAGTCCGCCAAGTTCTGCTTGCTTCTCGAATTTAACTTTGATTGCCTGTTGTTGCCACAAGTCATCCTCCATGTCGATACGCTCCTTTGCGTAGGTAGGTTCGAAGTTCACGTTCCCCATCTTTCCGCCTACTTCCGAAGTCCCGTCGCTGGTTGCTATCGAACGAGGAACTCCAAAAACCTGATAAAAGAAATTTTCTAAGTAAGCAATCCAGCCAGTCCTATCCTCGCTACTTCTCGACGGGTAGGGTTTTATTTCTACTCCATCCTCAGAAACTCCCAACATCTCGCCGTTCTTAACTGCGTTCTCTATCTGAGTATTAACGTAATTTATCTTATTCGCCCTGTCCGTCTTATAATAAGCAATACCCAACGCCTTATCTCTGTGTTTGATTATTCTCTCGTCGGAAAGAGCCTCGTTTCGTGCGTCGATAATGAATTGGCTCGGCTCAATCTGGCTCGTCCCGTGGAGTTGGTCTCCGAGACGTTTGTTACTTGAATGTAACATATTTTCTTTCTTAATCTCTCGCCACTCGTGTCCGTTCCAGGTATCGTAACGTTTAATCATCCCTTGCTTGTCAAAAACTATTCTCACACGTTCGGGAGAGATAGGAATCATATTAATTATTTTTGAAACTCCTTGCTTGTCGTCTTTTCTCTTAACTTCAATAAATGCGTCCCCCACGACAAGTTTTACAACTTCGTGACTCCAGATAATCTTCGCGAATGTGTCCTTACCCATTCCCTTTACGTGCTTAAGTTCTTGCTCTAAAATCTTGTCGTCGGTAGTCCAGCCAGCCCCAAAAGCCCACGTAGCCATCGCATTCGCCGCTGAGAAAATCTCTGGGATTGTGAGATAATAGCCATAGTATTTCGTAGCGTTCTCAAAATACCAATAAGTTTCGTCACTTGTAGTCGAATAAGCCGCGTCAAGTGCCTTAGCGTTAACTATGAAGTCTGGGACTACGCCCGTGAAGTTCGTTGTCGTTGCGGATGAGGGATTTAGTTCAGCCATTATAAATCAATTTTGAAAGGGACGACGAGCCTCGAGGGCAAAATACCATATATCGTCCCTGAAGGGTCGACAGATAATCTAATTTGCGAAGCGCTTACTTTAAGTTTTAATCTTAAGGTATCGCCTTTCTTAAATTTAGTTTCTGAAACATCAAAAGCAATACAATAAGGCTGGTCTTCTGTGATTGTTACAGAGGTTGTTTCTTCCCCAATCTCAGTTTCAGTCGAGCCATCGTAATGATAGAGTGAGGCGATTATCTTTCCATCATCCGATGGATGATATACTTCCCCTGAAAGATAAGCAGCCCCTTTAACAACTCTCGGAATATTGAAAGTAA